GAAATCGGGACCTCTATCTTCGCATTCCGTTCTTAGCGCTTTCCAAGACCCCGTGTATCTGGATACTTCTTCCGAGAAGTACCAGAAACGTCTAGAATTACTGAAGAGTAATCCTGACGGACTTGGGTTCTGCGCTAGTCTTTGGAGGGGACTCCGTCCCGCCGAAGTACTCCTTAAGGAACGCCTTAACAAAGCGTGGAGTAAACGTCGTGCTAGTAATGTGGGCCATCTCTATTTTACTGTGTCTGTCTGGATGAATTCAGGGTTACTGCCCGCTCTAAAAGAGTGGACAGTCATCTTTGATAATAAGCCTATTAAAGACCTTTTTAAGATGGCGTATACGAACCCCTGGGGTAAACTTACCCCCTGGGGAACGTTATTTCCAGGTAACTTTAGTAACTTAGGGAAACTTGCGTTTCTTGAGGAGCCTGCCGGGAAAATCCGAGTGGTGGCGATTGTGGACGTGTTAACGCAATCTATCCTTTATCCTCTCCATAAATGGATCTTTTCTATTCTTGAAAAGATTCCACAGGATGGAACGTTCGATCAACGAAGGCCAATTGAGCTTTTAAACTCTTTTGGATTCAAAGACCATTGGTCTTATGATTTATCTTCCGCGACCGATCGTTTACCACTTGCTATCCAGCAAGCCTTATTGGAGGGGATATTAGGTGAGAAAGTAGCTCGCTTATGGGCGACCTTGTTAGTCGGACGGGATTATGAATTCCATCCGAGAACAGCAGAGAAGTATGGACTAAAAATTAGTTCAGTACGCTATGCAGCCGGTCAACCAATGGGCGCCTACTCCTCATGGGCGATGTTAGCACTCACTCATCACTTCATCATTCAGATGGCAGCTTTTAGAGTGTTTGGAACTGTTGCTTGGTTTACGCAGTACGCAGTACTCGGGGACGATGTGGTGATCTCAGATGCAGCCGTTGCCCGGGCTTACTTTGTCATTATGACAGAAGAGCTTGGGGTTACGATCCAAGAGACGAAGTCCCTTGTTTCTAACAACGGCAGCTTTGAGTTTGCCA